AGATCCTCCTTCATTTTGTCTAGCAGATAAATTGGAAGACATTAAATCTCTTGATGTATCTTGTTGACTTTGTGCTCGGACTAAAGCAGATACATTTCTTGCCATATCTTCCGTTATATTTCTAGTTGAAGATAAAATTTGATATATTTTATTTAATACTTCAAGAACTGTATTGCCAGCCAACCCCCCTTCTACAAAATGCCCTTCCCCAACAGTTCCTGAATCTCCTCCCGATGGCATAGAACTTAACATTGCCTCTGACGAATTTCTTGATGGAAATAAAGAACCAACTCCTCCAACTAAACCTTTAATACCTTTAAATGGATTACTACCAGTAGCAACACCTGCACCAACAAGACCAGCTCCAATTTTTTCTATTAAATTTGGACCTCTTTCTTTTCCTTCTCCGCCACTTCCAGTTTCCCCGCCATTTGTACCTTCTTCTCCACCTTCTTTTTTCTCGCCCTTTTTCTCGCCATAAATTGCATCATTTAATATTTTTGTTGCGGGTTCTTGCAAATAATCAGGAACGTTTTTATTAATCAAATTAGTTCCCATTTCACTGGCTTTTCCTTGTAGGTAATCTTTGTTTTTATAGCCTAGATAACCCAATCCTCCGCCTAATGCAGTTAACCCTAATCCTGTTCCTAGAATAGATTTTGCAGCAAATTTTGTTGCACCCCATGTGCCAGATAATATTGAACCAAAAATACCTTTGCTACCTGAAGAACTTTCTGTTGTTTCTCTTGGCATTCTATTGTTAAATGGGTTTCTGCTTTGATCAGCTCGTAATTCTTCCGCTTCTTGTGCAGCTCTTCTTTCTTGATTTACTGTTTGTCCAGCTCGCTCAGTATTTGTTGTAGTACCCTTTCCTATTTTATTTTTCCAATATCCGCCATCTGCTTGTGCTTTTTGTATAGCTTCTTGTTCTCTTTTAATTTTTTGTGCTGCTGAAAATTCGCTTTCGAATGCCTTTCCCATTGTGGGTTCTATTCTTTCAGCTACTCGAGAACCTTTTGATAATGATCCAAATATTTTAGATCCTGCAGAAAAAATACCTTTTGTTAATGCTCCGCCTACATATAATTCTGCAGCATTAACTGCTAAACCGCCCCATGCCCCAGCTGAACTTTTTAGTGATTCTTTATAAACGTTTTGACCAGCAGTATAATCTCCATTTTCATTCCCCAACATAGAAGCATCAACAAATTTCTGTGCATCTGCTGCATTAGAAATATATGATAATTGTTCTTTTTGGCTTGAAGTTAATGCATTAGATTTATTTTCTCTGGCTATAATAGCTTCACGATCTGTTCTATTTTGCATAACTTGAGTATAATCGTGTTTTACTTGATTGGTTGCCATTTCAGGCAACCCTCGTACTTTATCCAAAAACGATGAATTTGAATTATCTGCCATTAACTGTTCCTATTAGCTTCTTGTTGTTTACGTTTTTCTTCTTTTTCTTTTAGATACTGTATTAACAACCCAATATAAATTTCCCTTTCCCAAGGGATCATACCTTCCAACTCATTCAAGCTATATCCATGATGTTGCATCATGGAAAAGTTTGTCTTATAATATGTTGAAAGGTTAACATTACCAAGAATTAAATAAAAAAATCAAAAATATCCGTTACTGTAATAACATGATCAAACCCGCATTTGTTACATTTAATCTTTACGTTTTTAATAATTTTTGGTTCATTGTCAAAAAATTCTTCTATCTTTTTATATTTTTCTGGAGGCAATTGACCAATCCAGTCAACAATATTTTGTAATGGAACGTCATTTTGTCCATATGCAGAATTTTCATCATAAATATAGTCAACATTTTTAGCTATAATTTCTAAAATATCTTGAGGAGTTGGTATTTTATCTCCTATTGTATCATGCGAAAAGCGTTGATACTTTAATTTTAATCCAACTTTATCTGTAACTTCTATTAAATCAGATACATCACCTTTTATTACTTCTAAGTCGGTTAATAAATTTAAATCGTAATTCATTATATTATTACATGTATCATCATCAACTGAATTCTCGCATCTAAACTTCATTTCAACAATTTCTGATTCAGATCTAGCTCTTAACATATAAAATAAATATTCAACATCAGTTAATGGTAGTTCGCTAACATTTGTTGAATCTAAAACGCAGTTTGTTAATAATTGTAGTATCGCGTCAATTAACGCATTTTTTTCATCTGATTCTTTCGCCATTGCTAAAAGTTTTTGCTCTTTTACACAGTATGGTCTGTATCTTACTTGTAAACCAGATATAGGTAATTTCACTGTATGGATTGGTGCTTCGATTTTTGGTAATAAACTCATATTTTATAATCCTATTCTAAATAAATTTTGTTTAACCTCTAGATACTGAAAAATTGGATAAACCCATGCTAGGTGCTACTGATCCTAACATTGAGTAATTTCCGGATTTAATAGATCCTTGGATTGTTTCTGCTGCGCCTGTTAAATTTTTTGTTGTTTCTAATAATTGTCCTAATGGTCCTTTTGCATAAGGTTTCATTCCAATAACATATTTAAAATCGTACTGATATTCAGTATATGCAAATACAACATTTAATGATTGTGCTTGATTTTGTAAAGACCAAGAAAGGGGTATTTGATTAATTGATAATGGAAATGCATCAAATAGCGTAACTTCTAATAATGGATCTCCTGATATTGCATAATGTGTGATTTTTATTGATGCTGCATATTCACTTTTATATTTTACATTATATGTTGTTTCTAGGTTAATTTGTTTTACTGTCTCATCCCTTCCAGTAATAAATGCTAACCAAGATTGAAAAAACTTTCTAACCATTTCATCACCAGAACCTCTTGTATAAAATGCTAATTGGATATCATTATATCCAGTCATAACAGAAAACTTTTCATTAACACCATAAATTTTTTGTGATACTGTTGCAGTAGATTCTCCTGGAAGTTCCGCTGAATGACAAAGATAACTTAAAGATTTTGGATCATTTCCTGATGATGGAGCCACTCCAGTAAAAGGGACGTTAAAAACTTCTACTTTAAAATATGAAGATCTTCCTACATCATATTTTCGCAAATCTGATAAACCTTCTAACATGTTATTAGTTGTTTTTGGTGCAGAACCATTCATTAGTTCTGATACACTATCCATTATTCCCATTTGTGTTCCCTTAAAGTGTCATATCTTGTGTAGCCATAGATTCTTTCCAAACTTGTTGTTTAGTTTTCTTAACAAAAGCTTCTATTGGAAGAGCAGCAGCATATGCCCAATCTTCTGGCGGGATTAATTTGATTTCTGACCTAATATTAGATTTTAAATATTGTTTAAAGCAAGGTTCAAAAAATGCAAACTCTTGAACTCCTTTTAAGTTATCATACTTAATATTTAACCTTTCTAATTTTCCATCTAAAAAAACCGATTTCTGCGTTAAATTACTTAACAATATTAATCTTGGTTCAGGTGGCAAATAATGTAAATTTAATCCGGTAAACCCACCACGATGAATACCTGTTAATAATATTAAAGGAAATGTATCATAATATGGTAAAGTCTTTCTTCCTTTTGGATCATAATGAAATAGATACATCTTTCCAACTTCAAATTTTTCAGTTTTATATGTTCCAGGTCGTAATAAATCAACTTTTTCTTGTTCTTTTTCAGTTTTTTCTTTTGCTGTTGGATTCGTTAACGATTTAATTGCATTTTTAAACCAATTTATTGCCTCAAATGCACTTTTTAATAAAAATTTATGATGAAATTTAGAATCTAAAGGTTCAGCAGGTCCAGCCGGTTTATTTTTATCCATTTATAATCCTAGGTCTTTTTCAGTAAGAACTTTAAATTCCCACTTTCTGTCCATACAATATTCTCTTGCTGCTTTCCACTTAGCACTATTTATTGCGTAAGTACACACTTCTGTTATATATTGTTTAGTAATTCGTTTTTTAACTTCAGGAGCATTTGCTTGATATTCTGGTTTTATTTCAAGCAAATATGTTTTTATTCTTCCATCAGCTCCTTTAACTTTAGCCCAAATATCCGGAAAATATCTATGTAATTTTTGATCTACTGGGGATTTATATGGAATGACACATTCTTCTGATGCCCATTCCAACACTGATGGATTATCATCCATCCATTTAAAAACCCGCAATTCCCAGCTACTTCGATAAACAATATTGCTTGCGTTACCTTTATATTTGCTTGGGTTTTTAGGAGGGTAAATTCCTTGTTTATAGTTTCTAGCCATAATGAAATATTTATAAATTATTAATATAAATAGTATTTAGTTAATTCCATTAAAAAGAAATAAAATTATGGCAATAGATCCAAATTCACCGTTAAAAGATTTATATCAAAATAAAAATGATATGCCAGTCTTAATGTATCCCCATGATTTGGGTTCAGCAAGAAAAGGGCATTTTATAACATTTTCTGTGTTGATTCCAACAAAATCAACATATAAGATGCCGGCAACTGGTGTCTCGTCATCTGTAATTCCCCCTAGCGTTACTTCGCTAGTAAATGATGCGCAAACGTCATTTAATTCTGCTGCAACAACTGCAACGCAAGCAGCAGCTGATGCCAGTTCAACTTTAGGGTCTATTACTTCTACGATAGGTGAAGTTGCAAGTGTAGCCAATCAAGCTCTTACCACAGCATCACAAGTTGTTGGAACGGCAACTTCCATTGCTGGGGCAGTTTCTAGTGCTGCATCTTCTGTATCTGCTGTTGGTTCAGCGACTACTGCTTTCGGTGCTGTTACTGGATCTATTAGTGCAATTAATTCAGTAACTTCAGCTGCATCAACTATTTCTAATATTCCTGGAGTTTCTAGCTTTTTAAATGATCCAATGCAAGCTGCCTCAAATGCTTTTGATTCAATTAAAAACTTCTTAAACGACCCTCTTAAATCTATAAGTGGTGGAGCACCAACCGGAGATCAAGCTCCAACAGATACAACTGGACCAAAGTTTTCTCCTGCTACAATGAAACCATCTGGATATATTAATCTTTATATGCCTGATACGGTATCAATGGCTCAACATGCATCATACGGTGATATCGGTATGACTGAGGCATTAGGTGCATTAGGTGGGTTCATGGAAGGAATGGATGAAGCTGGGCAATTTAAAGATGCAACGAATTCAATTTATGATAATTTCGATAAAAATGATATAATGGGTTCTACGTTAAGAACTTATAATAAATTCAAAACCGGAGAAATTGGAGCACCACCTCTTGCAATCGAAGGACTAGGAGCAGGAGCTGGCGCAGCAGGAATTGTTGCAAATGGCGGAGCTGTATCTAGATTTTTATTAAAAAAAGCAGGTTATGCACTAAATCCACAATTTGAAGTTGTATTTACTCAAATGGATTTTAGAAAATTTCAATTTGATTTTACATTTACTCCAAAAAGTCCAGAAGAAGCACAAACAATTAGGGATATAATAAAATTATTTAGAGTACATTCTTCCCCATCAAATCCAAATGTTGAATCTGGTAGATATTTTAATACTCCATCAGTATTTAAAATAGAATATATGCATTTAGAATCTCATAATGAAAATTTACATAATTTTGCTCCTTGTGTGTTAGAAACTGTTATTGTTGATTATGCTCCAGAAGTAGGTTGGGTTGCATTTAATGATGGTATGCCAGTTAAAACTCGTTTAACTTTGCAATTTAAAGAAACCGAAATTATAACCCAAGAAACAATTCTTTCAAAAGGATATTAATATATGGCATCATTTTTTTCGAAATATCCTAAATTTATTGTTAATAATAAATTAGTAACTGATTTAATTGCTAGATCAGTAATTAGAGATAAATATTCAGATAAATTATCAATCTTTTATCCATATACTCTACAAGAAGGTGATACTCCAGAGATTATTGCATCAAAATATTATGGAGACCCAGAAAGACATTGGATAGTAATGTTGGCTAATAATATTGTTAATCCTTTTTATGACTTTGCATTAGATTATCAAATATTTAACAAATATATTGAACAAAAATATAAAAATCAAGCGAATAGTTTAAATATTTGGGCTAGTTCTAATTGGCGAGGCGATTGGAATGCGAATGAATATTATTATATGGAAGGAGCTGAATATCTATCTTCTAATACAACAGTAACATATAATCAAAATCACACAATAGAATATATTTACAATAAAGAAACTGGAATAACAGAAACCTTTGTTGACGGCGGACCGCAAGATATTGATATAACAAATTTGTATTTAACTGCGAATGCCAACACCAATATTCTTTATTCGGATGTTGTTGTTTATAGTAATACTGCATATATTTGTAGACAAACTCATACTCCAACAATATTTACCAAAGATTTAGCTAATAATTATTGGGAAAGAATTTATGAAGGTGTTTACTGGAAAAATTTATGGGAAAATGATACCGAATATAATAAAGATGATGTTGTTAAAAATCAATACACAATTTACATTTCGTTACAAAATCATACATCAAATACAGCTAACGGTATAACTTATTCTAACAGCGATTATTGGAAAACATATAATAATGCAATAGAATATGCTTCTATAACTCCATATGGATATAGAGCAATCATAACAACAACTGATCAAAATAGTGGAACTTCTACTGATCAAAAATTTTACATAGATGATAATTCTTATGTTGGTAGATATACTAATTTAGATACCAATCCATTGAATGATATTTACACGGAAGTAGAAAATTCAAGCGCATTTAATTATGCTAATGAAATAAAATATGGACAAGATATTGTTGTTTCTACAACAAAAGAAAGAATATCAATTTTTCAATATGAACAAGAATTGAACGAAGATAAAAGAGAAATAAAATTAATTAGAAAAGAGTATGTTCCGCAATTAGAACAAGAATTTAAACTTTTGATGGAAACTTATTATGGCTGATGGTTTAGGTTATTCTCAGGATATAACAATAAATTCGTGCAGGATTGTTGGCGCAAGCGGAAATCCTATTGATATACGACATATTGTTGTTGAGATAAATTATTTCGAGGATATTTTTTCTAATTTTGTTAATGGGGCATTAGTTGTCAACGATTCTATTGGTTGTATACAAATGTTCGAGTTTCAAGGTCAAGAAGTATTATTTTTATCAATCGACAAACCTGGATTAGATAAACCTCTAGAAAAAATTTGTAGAATTTATAAACACAGCGGAAGAACACAAACAAAAACTTCTAATGAAAATTATATTTTACACTTTTGTTCCGAAGAAGCAATGCTAAGTGAACAATATAAAATTTCAAAAGCATATGCTAATGTGAAGATTTTAGATATTGTAAAAGATATAGTTATAAATCAATTAAAAGTAGATAAAAAATATTTTAAAAATTATGATGAAACAACTGGTGTTAAAAATATAGTTATACCAAATCTTAAACCTCTACAGGCTATAAATTGGCTAACTACATTTACTCAAGCAGATCAAGATAAAAATGCTGGAGCATTTTATTTGTTTTACGAAGATAAAGCAGGGTTTAATTTTAAATCAGTTTTAAATTTATATAAACAACCTATTTTTAGAAAATATCAATATGAAGAAAAAAATTTAAAATCTGCTAAAAATGATTTGGTTGTTGATTTAGAAAAAGAATTCGTTAATGTTATTGCATTTGAACATGTTAATTCTTTTGATTCTATCACAGCAGTAAAAACTGGTGCAATGGCAAATAAAACAATAACTATTGATCCATTACGATTAAAATTTGATGAAAAAAATTACGATTATAACAAATACATAAAAGATGTTCAATCTTTAGATAAACAAAATATACCAAATTCAGCAACAAATAGACTTGGTGATAAAATAAACGAAACATTTGGTGCAATTAAATTTTGCGTTTCTACTTCTGGGCAAAGCGAAAATAAATATATTAAAGACAAAGAAGTACATGTTAATGAATATAGACCAGAGGAAACTTCATCTATAAGGTCTGCTCAATTATCTCTTATGTGGTCAAATAGAATTAAAATATTAGTTCCAGGAGATGTTGAATTAACTATTGGTAAAATTGTAGAATTTAACAAACCAGAAATTAGTTATAATAACCCAAATAGTAAAGAAAAAGTTGCGGATCCGTTTTATTCAGGAAGATATCTTGTTACTGCGGTTAGACATACAATAACACAAGAGCATAAATTTACAACAGTATTGGAACTTTGTAAAGATTCATATCCAAATAAATTTAGCAATTTTGATAATTCCGATTCTGGTTGGAAAGGCGTAAGATAATGGGAAATAACAGTAGAGGAAACTTTATAGGGCATAGCGGTTTTGTTTGGTGGATTGGCGTTGTTGAGGACAGAATGGATCCTCTTAACTTAGGTCGCTGCAGAGTAAGAATCCAAGGATTACACTCAAAAGATAAAAATTCTATTCCAACAAATACATTGCCATGGGCTCAACCTCTTTTTTCTATTAATGGATCTACATCAACGCCTTCTACGTTAAAAGAAGGTGATTTTGTTATGGGGTTTTTTATGGATGGAAATGGTACACAATTTCCAATCATAATGGGTATGTTTCATGGAATTCCAGAAGATAACCCAGATAGAGAAATTGGGTTTAACGACCCTAGAACAGATGCGCAATTAAAAGCTGCTCCAAGAAAACCAGCACTTATGCAGTATAATGAAGATGGTTCAGGAATGGTTCTTAGTGAATATCCATCAGCTAATACTTATCCAAATAGAATAAATCAGCCAACTACAAGTAGATTGGCTAGAAATGAAGATATTGCAAATACAGTTATTGGTATAAAAAATAGAACTTTATATACAGAACAAGGTCCAGATGGAGCAAATGTTTGGTCAGAACCAGCTTCTCCATATAATACAAAATATCCATACAATCAAGTTATAAGCACCGAATCAGGGCATTATTTTGAGCTTGACGATACGCCTGGATACGAACGAGTACATCTATACCATAGATCTGGAACGTTCGTAGAGACCCATCCAAATGGCTCTCAGGTGGAGAAGATAGTTAAAGATAAATATACTATTATTATGAAAGACGATAAGGTTTCTATTTTGGGTAGCTGTTCTTTGACTGTTCAAGGAAGTTCTACAGTTTACATAGTTGGTGATAGTAATGTTACAGTTGATGGAGATTATAATATAACAGTCGGCGGTAATATGAATATCAATGTTGCTGGAACTTTAACCCAAAAAGGTAAAACTATCAATTTAAACTAATATGGATAAAATAAAAAATTTTAGCGGATATACTGACTTAGATTTAACATTTGCTCCTCATCCAGCCAAAAAAGATTTAATGATTTCAACTGGAGAATTGGCTGTTGTACGAGCATTAAAGAATCTATTATTAACAAATTATTACGAAAAACCATTTCAACCAGAATATGGTTCAAATATTCGTAAATTATTATTTGAACCAATGAGCCCAATAACTTCGTCTGCATTGGCTAAAGAAGTAGAATATGTCATAAAAAACTTTGATCATAGAGTTTCTCTTAAGTCAGTTAATGTGACAGCTTTATATGACGATAATGTATATCAAGTTACAATATATTTTTATATTGAAAATTTGGTTGAACCATTTACAGCAGACTTTATCTTGTCTAGATTAAGATAAAATAAATATTATTAAAAGGATTTAGGGGATAATAATGGCTAATGCCAATTCATCAATTAATATTGCAGAATTAGATTTTGATGCAATTAAAAATAATTTTAAAAATTACTTAAGAGGTCAAGATAAATTTTCAGATTTTGACTTTGAAAGTTCAGTTATTTCTACTGTATTAGATTTATTATCTTATAATACTCATTATAATGCATATTATCTAAACATGGTTGCAAATGAAGCATTTTTAGATACAGCAGTAAAAAGAAGCTCAGTAGTTTCTCATGCAAAACTTTTAAATTATGTACCATCATCCAAAAGAGCATCAAAAGCTATTTTGGATATAAAATTTAATGGTACAACTGCGCCAAATTTAACAATTCCGAAATATACAAAATTCTATTCTCAAGCAATAGACAATGTAAATTATCCTTTTGTTACGCTGGAATCAGTAACAGTAACAGCAACGGGTAATTATGCGCAATTTTACAGTATTCCTTTATATCAAGGACAACCAGTAAAATACACATATCAAGTTAATACAATGCAAAATCCATCTGGAATTTATTCCATTCCAGATGCTAATGTAGATACAACAACTTTGCAAGTATTGGTTTATGATAGTACGCAATCTACAGTTTTTACTAAATTTGAACTTGCTTCTAATCATCTGTTATTAAATGAACAATCTCCAGTATATTTTATACAAGAAGGCTTAGATGGCAATTTTGAAATATATTTTGGTGATGGAATTTTAGGTAAAGCATTAAAAACTGGAAATGTTATTACAGTTGAATATATTGTTACTAATGGAATGGATCCTAATGGCGCATATAAATTCACGCTAATGGATAAAATTGGTAATTATAATGGCGTTGTTATTAATAATGTTATTCCTGCTTTTGGTGG